ACAGCAATTACAATCGCCGGATACGAACAATTTTCAATAATAAATATTGAATATACAATTGCTGTTTCCATATCCACTCTTTGATTGTTATCATATATCCAGGATGCCACTGCTATAATTTTATTATCCACATCATCTAATGTTTCGTTATTGTTATTATTAGATTCGTTCTCAACATGTTTTTCGTTTTGGTTAGGTTTTATTGATTCAACAGTTTCATTCTCAACAATTGGTCTCAATTGTTTTTCAATTCTCATTTGAATTAATACGAAAAGATTAAAAAGTACGTAAAACAAAATAATAATTGATCCGTACCTGATAATTTTTTTCCCCATTACTTTCCTCCTTTTTTTGTTATTATGTTCTGAAAAAACTTCTCATTAATAAATATATATAGTCTGAATCATTTCTTCAAAAAAACTCTATTTTTTTAGAACAAAATAAAAACACTCATCTTTTAACACTGTGGAGAATTTTATGTCAAAAGCGAATAGAATATTAGATTATTATTTGAAAGAAGTTCAAGGTGTTTCCGACATGCAACAATTTTTACAACAGTTTGATAAAGTTGTAAAAATTAATGATCCTGTTCAACAATATGTTGGAATGACTATTTTTAATGAGAGTGCAAAATTAGATAATATTGCATTTTTATTTGAATTTGATACGTGAGTACCAGTTACCATTCATACCGTTGGTATGAAATTCCCTATTGATATTCATTTTTTTAACAAATTTGGCCACAAGGTTTCTGAGCATCTTAATGTTCCTCCTGGTATTGAAGAAATTGAATCAGGTGGACCGACACAATATGCCGTAGAGGTAAGATCTAAAAATGAGTAATGGAACGTCATTAATTATTGAATTACAAAACTGGCCTAATTATTTTGTCATGGACAGTATTGTAAATAAATATGAAATTCCATTTCCAGCAAGAATAAAAGAAAAATTTGAAACGCATCATGATGATTCTTTTATCAGATTATTATTTGATGACAATTGGGATCGTTCCTCATATCGAACTGAATTTGAAAATGTTGATGATTATCGTGCGTGGCCATATTTTATAAGAACAAAATTAATGGTTTATGCATCATCGAAATATTATCGATTAGCTGATGATAGCACCAGTTCTATTAATATTTTTATGTTAGACCATGATATTGATATTCCAATGTTGGATGCATTGATGTCATGGAGAAATGATTCGACGAGTGTTTCAATTGTAGACACAACTTCAGTTATCAATCCTCAACTCGTTTATGATGCTGAAGGAAACATTGAATTGTTTGTTGATTATAATCGATTGACGCCATTGTCAAAATTAATTTATTGTTTGTTAGATTTGGAAATATATGAAGAGACAACACATCTTGAAAGTCCAGATATAATTGGGACCAATGTGTTAGAATATTTTTTTGAATTATATGTGAATGATAAATTTTTCAAGTTTTTATCTAGACGTGGTTGGAGTTCGTAATTATGTGGGTTTTAAAATACTATTTTGATATTTGGAATCATTTGAACGGCGAGATCGTTAATGATTTGTATGACCCACTTGCTACGTTGTCTGATTCTGAAAAAACAAAAGTAATTCAATTATTTGAAAATACTATTGATCAAGTTTCTTTTAATACTGAAGATTATCGTAGAATTAAGAATTTTTTAATTGATTGGTATTCTTCTTTTAGAACATTATCAACTTTTGAATCTCAAATTTCAGATCCATTTTCACTTCCTGATTCTGATTTAGATGAACTGTTTAGAAGTTTTGGTTATCCATATTCTAATAAATTATCTTTATTGAATAACAAAGTAAATAATAACAAAGTTAATTTCTTTCTTGATCTGGTTAATTTATATAAAATAAAAGGCACACCAGAATCTATTTTAAAAGTTTTTACTTATTATGGAATCTCCAGGGCGCAAATTTTCGAATATGCTTTGAAAAGAGACCCAAAAGATCCAGACAACCACTTAATTTTTGAAGGTATTAAAGCTGCTTTCAGTGGTAGGGAGATTCCGCTTCCAACACCAGTTAAAAATTATGAACTGGTTACATATGATGATCCTCACTGGTTTTATACTGAACCACAATTACTAGATGCTGTCAATAAAACAATCATTAATTTACCATCCAGATCGCCATATTTCAGTTTGCGTGTTTTTTATGATATGGTTGGCATTAATGCAACAATGGCGATTATTAATAAAATATTGACAGATCAATTTAATAGTTGGATGGGGACAGGAAATGTCCCAGAACAAAATGCTTTTATAACAACTTTTGGTAAGTTTGTTTCCTTTCTTGAATTGTATTTATCAATGATTTATATTTACAATTCGAGAAATAAACCTCGTAATGTTATTCCAACTAGATACGCACATTATTTTGAAGATCCGACTGATAATTATGATGGAATAATGACCGATTATTATCAATTACATAGTTTCGGTTATTATAAAGAATTTGATCCAATTTCTGGCCATGAAATTAAAAAACAGTTAGATCATAAGCATCGTGAAATTGAATTAGATAAATGGTATGATAATTTTAGCCAACCATTTGATTTAAGTTTTATAAAAACAACTGCTGATGTAAAAAATATCTTACAAACAATAAATCCTGAATTATTACATCAACTAGATGAAATTATTGATATTTATCCTTTTGTTGATTTACTTGGTCCATTTTTGAATGATTTTCAGGTTTGGGTTAATTCATATATCGGTTCATCTGCAACAAATTTAGCATTTCTTGTTCTTGGTGAAGAAGAAATTGTTCGTCAATTATATCCCGTAATTGATTTTTTCAAACCATATCATGCTAGATTAATATCTCTTGATATGGCCCTAAGTATTGAAGATCGTCTAAATGATTCACTTCTTTTAGATGATCCAATTGTCGAAAAAATAGTTGAAACCACATGGGATTATGCATCATGTGATGGCGAACCTTGTTGTGATGATGATAATGAATGTGAAAATTGTGATAATTGTGGTGATTACAATGATAATGTTTATGTTGATGCTGAATTAAGAGTTAAACGTCATTATTCAAGAGCAAGATATGATTGTGGCTCTTGTTATGATATCGGTGCTGCATGTGATTGTAAACCAGAAGCAATAAAATTAACTTTCACTGATACAATAAAAACCAAATTTACTTGCCGCAACACTTTATTTCGAGATGAACCTTATGAAGATATTTCTTATGTTGAAGTTAATGGTGAATGGCAAGTTGTTAGAACACCAATTGTACCACCAGAGAGATTGTTAGCTGAAGAATTTATTGAAACAATTGATTATTCAACTGATTTATATTATATGACAACATCTGGTGGTTTCACAGATTTTGATTGTGGTTCTTGTTTTGATTCTAATTATGCAAACGACGTGTGCCAAATTTTAATAATTGATCATTAAAAGTAGAACAAAATAAAAAGTACATTACTTTTATTTAAATTAAAGGAGAAATTACCATTATGAGTGAGGAAACACGCACAATTATCGAAGCGAAAGATTATTATGGTAACGAGTGTTTACAGGATTCATTTCAGCAATTAAATAATAATGGTAGAGGACCTCGTGGTTTTGTTGAGATCTTTGAACGTGATAAAGCTGGTAATGAAAAATACATGGGAAAACAAAATTTGGTTGTTTATAACGCTAGAGAATTGATTGCTCAAAAAATAATCAACCGAAATAACCCAAATACCGTTACAGATTTAAATGAATTTTTGTGTTGGTTTGGTATTGGTCGTGGTGGTGCAAATCCGGGTGATCCCTTCAATCCATCACCTCCATTAAATTCAGATGTTAATTTATATGATGATGTTCCAATAAGCCCGACAGATACCACATGTGCTGATTTCCATGATGGTTTTTTCTATAAGGCACCAATTGATGATATTTCTTTTGAAGTTGATCCTTTTAATGAAGGTGCTTGGTTGGTTTTAAGAACAACCACTATTTTGGGATTAGACAGAGCTCTCGGGGAAGAAGTTAACGAAGCTGGTTTATTTACGGCACTGTCAGATTCATCTGGATATACAGGACCTTTTCATCTTTTTGCTCGAATTACTTTTCCAACAATAGTAAAAACAAATAATCGTGAATTGATATTTGTTTGGTATATTTATACATAGAAAAAATTCTTCGTAAGGCCATAGAATTGTTTTTATAAAAAGATTAAAAAATAAAAAAAATAAAATTTTCGTAGGAGGAAAAAACTATGGCAAACATTTCACCAGGTGTATATACTAAAATAATTGATTTGAGTACATACACCCAAGCAGTCCCTTCAACCGTTGGTTTTATCTGTGCTTTAACTAAAAAAGGTAGAGATAATAAAGTCTATTTTGTTGGTTCTCGTTCTGAATTAATTAACGAGTGGGGCGAACCAAGAATTGATGATTTTGGTAAACATTTCAGCCAAGGTTTATATTGTGCTTATAATTTCCTTGGTGAATCTGGTTCACTTTATTTCATGAGAGTAATGCCAGATGACGCTACTTTTGCCAATGTCAGATTGAATGCAAGTCTTGCTTCTGATGCAACAACTTGCGATGTTAGCGTTTCATATGTTGCTAATATCAATAATGATGATGAATTGGCAACCTCCCTTGAACAAGTTGGTGACAACGCTCCAATTGGTATTATTTATCCGATTGGTAGAGGCGAATATTACAATAATCTTTCGGTTCGCTTCATTGAACAAGCCAATCCATTAATTCAAGATGTTTATGTAATGGATATTTATGAAATCCAAGAAGATGGTAACGATGTCATTATTGAATCTTTCTTGGTTTCATTTAATCCAGATGCAAAAGATGGTTCAGGCGATTCATTATTTATTACCGATGTGTTGAATACTTATTCTTCAATGCTTCGTTGTCAAACTGTTTTAGCCAGTGGTGAATATGCTCCTGGTATCAAACTGGTTGGTATTGTTTACGATAATGAAATCGGTGATTCAACTGTTAATGTTACTGCTGGTTCTGCAACAATTACTGATATCAAACAAGATTTCAGTGATTGGGAAAGTGCCGAAACTGGCATGGCTAATTATGCCAT